AGAAGAATTATCAAACTTGAATACCATCTGGGTCCAGTTCCCACGGAAATTCTGGCTTTTATCCTCATGCCATTTCAGTTTTCCGGCCTGGCTGTTAATATTCTGTATATCCGCATCCGTCAGCAATATTTCATCCGCTTTCCATGTACCATTCATCTGAAAACCTCCTGCCCGTCTGGCCGCTGGCCCAGCCTGTAATCTATTGAAAATCGTCAGCGTGTTCATGCCACCATTCATTGTATGTCATATCTGCAATAACTTCTTTGTAGCTGTCTGAATGTGTTAAGCAGGAAGCGCCCCACGTTTGTTTCTCCCCATACCTGGCGGACCATTCAAATTTCTTCGTCAGTTCGTCAAATTCTTTTTCTCTCCGTTCCCTATACTCCGAAAGCATTTTCACAACCGTTTTATCTCTGAATATCTGGTGCATGGTATCTGCTAAATGCTGCTTTATATGACTGTTTAAATCCCTGGCATAGTATGCCAAATCTGAAACAAAAATTTTAAATTCTTCATCACGGTATATGGCTTCTGTAATCTCCCTGTATTCTGCTTCAATACCGTTCATATCCTTTTCTTTGTAAAACTCTGCTATCTCCTGTTTGGTCTGAAACTTGTCACTGTTCATGTAGACAAATTCTATTCTTTCATAGCACTTTGGGTCAGTTTCAATTCCCACCAGTTTATCAAACTCTTTTTTCTCCATCCTTCTACCTCCGTTTATTCTGTGTTCCTTTGATGATTTCATTATATACTTGCGCAAGTATATTTGCAATCGGCAGAATAAACAATCTTACGCAAGTATATTTGTGAAATATGTATACTTGCGTAAGTATATACCTTAAAACTCTATATGGGTGTACTTTCCATTTCCATCCAGTTCATACATGAACTGCACTGTTTCAGATTTTACATAGTGAACCGCCGCAATATCTGTGATGGTGTGTTCCTTCGGTCCTTCAAAGACAAATAACCTTCCCTGTGGAATGTTCCCTGCTGCCATCCTGCTGCCATCAACTAAAATCACTTTGTCACCGATTTCCACCGGGCATACTGCTTCAAATCTTGCTTCTTTCATTCTTCGTCTTCCTCCATTCCCATTTTTTCTTTATTCCCCTGTCTGATTACCCATGCAACTTCCCTGGCAACTAGCAGTACCAGAAGAACAACCCCCAGTGCAACGCCTAACAAAACTATCATTGCCAGCCCTTTAATGAACCACAATATTGCTGCTGCCAGCATTCCCAGAACTTCCATTCCCTTCACGTTCCTTCCTCTGCTCTATTCTCTCTTTGATGCAGCTTGCATCCGCCACGTGCGGTGCTAACTGGTTTATTAGCTTCATCCGCTGCACAATCTGGCTTTCTTGTCTGGCCTGCTGCCGCTGCATTTTCGGCCTGTACTTCCTATGTTTTTTCTTTTTTGCCATCAAGTCCACCCCAGCTTCCTTCCCTTATATCTTTTAATCATTGGAAGGGCGTTTCTTCTGCGCCAGTTATTGCAACCGTATGTATTCAGCCACCACGACAAATACCACAACGGAACCATAATTCCTGCGTTCATCATTTCACTGGGCCTCCTTCCCTCCAATGCAGCTTCCAGATAGTATTCATCTTCTTTTATGACGGTTGCGGCTTCTCTTTGATGCCCTCTTGCGCCTGCGGCGCTGGTAACCTTCTTCCTTTGCCTGGTTGATTGCCTTCTGCACTTTTTCATGGTCAATGTCGTTTTTCCTCCTCCTGCAATACTTGCAGCACTTCCACCGCATCCAGCGGAAGTGTGAACACACACCCTGGGTCATATGTTTCCGCCTTCCAGTCAGCAACAAACTTTTCATAATCCTTCAAATATGCAGGGAAAGGGTTAAACTGTTCAGCATGGTATATGGCATTCATTACCCTTTCATCATCTTCCTGTTTCCAGTTGTACAGATGCCATGCGCTGTGCCCATCATAGGCCCACAACGACAAATACAGTTCCAGTCCGTCAAATAGGTCATAGCTTTCCTTCATGTGTTTAAACTGGTTCCACGTGAAGCCCTGGCCCTTTAATTCATCCCGTATCTGCTCAACCGTCTTTCCTCCCGTTTTCAGCCTTGCCAGTACCACTTTCGGTTTGTAGTCTTTCACTGTTCTTTCTCCTTTCCAATCTATCTGCAATCCTCAAAATAGCTTCCATGGATAACTGAATGTTTTTATCCGTGGATGCCGTTATATTCAATACTTGTGCAATATCCCGCAATTCCTCTGCCGCTTCCACATCAGCAGGCATGATGCCATATTCATTTATGCCCCCGCTGCATAGCTGCTGCCCCTCCGGTATGATTTCACCACACATCAAACACCGTTCCGGTTCCATTCGTCATTCCCACCCTTCCAGCTTTTCAACCCTTATGGTCAGATTGCGTTCCCGCTCCATAAGGTTCAATACTTCCTGCGGGGTAAGCCCCGTTTCTTCATAGGCATATAGTTTTCTGGCAGCCTGGTTCACGCTTACACCCTCCCGCAATACTGCCTTGCTGCCGTTCTGGCTCCAACTGGTCAGCCTGTATTCCTTTTTCTTCCTGGGTTTCGTTTTCTTTTCCCTGGGTGAAGCAGGCAGCGCCTTTTTCATCTGGCTGTAATATGGCACATGCTGTTTCAAAACTCTGTCCGCCGCTTTCATCCTTCATCCTCCGCCAGTTCTTCATCCTGCTTCCACAACTGGGCTTCCAGGTTTGCCACGGTTCCCGGATGTTCATAGTCCAGAAAGAGAACATGGCCGTTGAACTTTACCCGGAATGTTTCTGCATCCTCTGCCTTCATGTATTTTCGCCCATATATGGCCTTCATGCTGCGCCAGATGCCCCAGGGAACGAAAGCGAACACATCACCTATATTGATACATACCCCAGCTTTTGCGCCCGTCATCCACCAACGTTCCAGCGTGTCAGCCTGCGTTTCCGTAACAACTGATTGCTGCATCTTCTCTTGTCCGGTGTACTTTGCTTCAAAACATATTGCCCGGCCACCTGGCAGCACTCCCATAAAGTCCGGCTGCGCATTTGCAATAAACCTTCCAGTGAAACGGCCATCCCGGTATGTTTCCATCACCCGGAACGGCTCTGGTATCTGCTCCACATACGCCCGGCCCTGGTCTTTGTAGAAGGCACATGCCCCCTTTATGTACCCTTCCAGGAAGTGCCCCTGGGCGTTTCCTCTCATACTGGACCAGCTTCTTGCGGTCCTCCTTTTTGGTTGCATCAGTCTTCTTCCTCCATTTCTCCCAGTAGCGCCCTGGGTGGTCTATTTTTGTCCATAAACATGCTGTATGCTCCTGCCTTTTTCATCATCCGCCTTTCTTCGTCACTCCGTTCTATGTCCGGCCCGTCATATTCTTTATAGCAACGTGCGGTTTTATCTGGGAATAGGTTATTCCCGTATCTGAACGCCATCATAAATGCTTCTAGTTCCCGTTTTAATTCCTCTTTGTAAAAATCAAATAGCAGCTTGATTTCCACCGCTTCCAGTTCCGTACAATCGCACCCACGCTTCTTTCTTCGTTTATACGAACCTGTATAATGGTGATATGAGCAACTACCCGTTACTTTATAAAAAATCTGGGTCAACAAATCTTCTTCTAATTCCGTTTTATATCCGAACCAATGAAGCGAAACATAATCTTCCAGCACTTCCGCTTCTTCAATCTGGTATTTCTCCATCAACTCCCGGTACATCCGCATGGCCGTTTCTTTCTCTCCGCCCACGCCACGTTCCGCAAGCGCTTTGATTTTCTTTAGCTTCTCCGCTGCCTGCTCTCTATCCATTGATGTGCCCGCCTTTCTTGCAATCATCCAGGAAGGTTGCCTGCATATCTGCTATGTGAAGCATTACTGCCAGCTTATTCCTGTTGAAAACACTGTTCAGATTGCGCATATCTGTTCTGGCCCGGCTATCAAAAGCCCCCATGTGCCAGTTAATTGCCAGCATTTCTTCCACGGTCAGTTCCATGTATTTCAAAATCAGCACCACGGACTTTTCCCCATGGCCCAGCGGAAAATCATCATGGTAACTAAATGACAGACCGCCTTCCTCTGCTTTATAGACATTCAACTTGCAAATATCATGCAGCAGCGCCACCACGGCTATTGTTTCCGTGTCATATCCTGCCTGCTGCGCTTCCGGGAACATCCGGTAATACACATCAAGAATGTGGTCCAGAAGGCCGCCTGGGTATGCACCGTGATATTTTGTACTTGCAGGGGCCGTGAAAAGGTCCGTTGTCTGCAACCATTTAAGCAGTTCAGCAGCCCCCGGCCTTTCAATATCATGGTAAATCATCATAAAGTTTTCTTCCTGCTCCCGCCGCCGTTCTTCATTCTCTGTCTTTACTGGCTGATAGCACGTGCCTGGTAACTTCTGGCATGTCTGGCATGATACTATCATCCCCATAGCGCAACCATCACACCCGGTCTTGTCATTAAAATATTGATGTATGCACATCACTTCTTCCATTTTCGCTTCCCTCCTGTTCTTCCACTACGTCATCAATATCAAAGCATTGTTCCCATAATTCCTGTAAGCTGGTTTTATGCTTCCAGGTAAATCCCAATTTAATTTCCGCATCCACCCACTTCCGCATTTCTTCTGGATGACGCTTCATGTTCTCCATAATCTGTTCATTTTTGGCAACAACACACATCATGCAGGAACACCGCCCACAATATTCATAACACGGGTGGTCATCCAGCCCCAGTGTCTTCCCCCATTCAAACATCTTGCCTTTTTCATAGTCCAGTACAGGGCGTAACCAGTGGCATTCAAATTTCCCCTTGCGTTCTGTTTTCAATGTTGTGGAATGATATTCACATTCTGGCAGCTTTGCACGGCCCCGGCTTTCGTCACGGCGTTCCCCGGATATGAAAAGGCACTTTTCACCCAGCAAATTTCTGTGTGTCCTAATCCAGTGGTCAGTGAGTGCCGTTTTTAAATATGCCGTACACCAGCGGTTCTTCATGTCTGGGAACTTCAACCGTTCATTCAGCAGTAAATACATGAAGTCTTTTTCCGGTTTCAACATTACAGGTTTCAGCCCCAGTATTTTTGCAGTGCGGAAGAAAATTGCATCATTCACGCTGTAT